CAACACCTGTGACATCCAACTCAACGGTAGCCAAGAAGCTTGTTGTTCCCACCGAACCTGTCGCTTCGTTGCCTGTTGGTAGAATGATTGCCTGACCGCTAACTGTCTCGTCGCCAACACTACCAGTAAGACCAAAGCCGGTTACTGCTTGGATGATACGAACACCCGCCTCTGCCGTCCCCAGCTCCGCTGTGCCTGCATTGCCGCTAACATCAAAGCTGACGGTTATTTCAATCGTCTCGTCGCCAAGGGCTGTTGTGCCCTCAATACCAGAAATGCCTAAAATTTGGTCAGTTTGTATTGCCTCGTCGCCAAGCCCGGAAGTGCCTGCCAAACCAGTTACACTTTGCAATGCGGCTGCAGTGACTGTTTCGTCGCCAAGCCCCGTTGTTCCGGATACACCGGTCAAAGTAAGTTGCGCTTTACCGACTACAACTTCGTCGCCTACGTTCAAAGACGCCAAAAGGTTTGAGTTGGTCAGCGTAAAGTTAGCGTTCGTGATAAACGCAGGCGTCCCCGTTTGTCCCGCCGCTTGAAGGCCGGAAATGCTTACCAGTGCATTTGGCGATACACCAAGAGCCGATATTGAGCTGGCTGAGATCGCAGAAAACGAGGGCATGACAAACTCCTAGAACATCCCGCCCATAGAAAAGAACAAGGCAATTTCTTCAAAGGCTACTTTGTATTCGTAGTATAACGAACAAGCCATGAGAGACAAAACGCCAATTCCTGTAGCGACTAACGCTAGTTCCACTGAGAGTTTTTTTCGCATAAGTAAATCCATTTTTTCATAGGTTTGATTTTCAGCTCACGACGAACGTCTTTGATTTGCTGATGCAGACGGGTCTCAAACGGATACATCCTAAAGTTGACACCACGTTGGCGTCGATACACTGAAGCATAACCACGCAGCACTGCCCACGCATCTTTCGGCTGTTCTTTTAGAACACGCAGAAGCCCAAAGAAAGCTACGGCACCATACCCAGTCGCACCACCTTGCCAGTAATGTGTCGCTAGTGTCGCTCCCTCACCGAAACGAGAAGCTCTTGTGTATTCAAAAAGAACGTGAATCAAATCGTGTATTGTTTTTTCGCGCTGCTCGAAAGCTTTTTCCAATTCATTTGTGGCTTCGAAACCTGCTTCTTCGGTCGAAGACAAAAACGCGGCATAATCAAGCTCCTCACTTGACATAAAATCGAAGTAAGCTTTGCCGAGACTGCCTTCGGGACATTTTTTCAAACGCTCCATGTCTTGTAATATATCGGGCAGTTTCTCACTGCGGCGTAAAAGACTTGCAAACTCCGCGTCCTTCAATGCTTTTGCGCGCGTTTTCTCATACCGCTTAGAACCCAACAGATTAACCACTCGAAACAAATGGGTTGGTTTGTCTTTTTGTTCCACATGCTTGATGTGCCGGAACTCTCTCCACGCGCTGATAACTCTAATCACGACTCAACCTCACAACTTTGCAGTCTTCCGACGCAGAAACAGTGATGGATGAAGAGGTGATTTTATAGAACTGGTGTTTATTGAGCTGCGTTCCGTCTTTGGTCACAGGTTTTGTAAAGAACACATATGTGTTTGTGTTCGTCTTGTCGATGACGGCGGTTGTGTTAGCAGGAATGTCTCGGTAGCGCACTGTCCATTCTTCTGGCTCACCATCAATTCGTAAAAAACAAGCCAGTGTTGAGCCTTGATCAAACGTCATTCTCGCGCCAGAGCTTTTGGGGCCATACAGGCACGGAAGGCGAGACCATGTTAAAGTCCCATACTCTACCGTGTATAACATGGTCATTGTATCCGCGTCAGCGTCGTAAGTGTATGTCGCACCTGTTAGATCAACGGCACCGTCGTCATTTGACTGAGTCCAAGCCAAAAAATTTGCTCTTTGTTGAGCGTTGCACATACCATTCAAAGTATACACAATAGCTAGGGAACCTTCTGTGAGCAGATAATTTTCTCCAGAACGATACAAACCGTCAATAGTTGAATGCCCAACGTACTGTTCCCGGTTGTGCGGCACTTCTTCTAAGGTTGTTCTGCCCATATAGCTGTTTGCTGCAAGATTTTCAGCAATAGCAAGCCGAAGTTTATCATCAACTTCAGCGTGACTTGTAAAAGCAAAGTTTATTTCTACACTCATAGTTCCACCGATGTTTCATTTAAGCCAAATTTCAGGGCGGACCTGTCTTGAGACAACGTGTCAATCCCCGAGTGAATTTGTTTTGCCTGTGTTATTGCTTCTTCTTGTGTCGCAGGCCATGGATCAAGATACACCGTTATTGCAACTCCGTTCGGGTCGCCAAAAGTTATGGTCTGCGCTGTTGCATCCATTGAGTGAAAACTAAGTGCCATTTGCTAAATTCCTCAAACCGTTCACACGACCAAGTCCATCTCTGAATTTGGCCCATCTCTTACGTGTTTTGTCACTATACTCTAATACGCGTTCCTTGTCTTTAGTGTCAAGGCCATTGGAATACTTCTCCAGATGATCGAAGCAGTAGGCCATTGTTTCTGTTACAGAAACCTTGTCTGCCTCCAAACACGGAACGTAATTTAGAACGTATGCAGGAAGACCCAAAACCCCATAATACAAGCACTGTTGAATCTGCAAAGCATCCTTGACCAGCTCGTCCGTCTTATGGTTCATAAAACGCGGCATGGTCAGCTTCTTTGTCAGGTTAGGCAACACCCCGGTGTCCTTATCGGGAATCCTGCGCCAAAGCTTTGGGTTAATAAAATGCACAGAGAGGTCAACATTCCCCGCTGTTGTTGGTGATTTTACAAGCTTATACGTTTCTTCAACTCGTTCATGCTGAAAAAACACTCCAATCTCACTGACACAGATTGGATATTCAAGCATTTTGTTTGTGGGCAACTTGCTCCAGTCTCCACGAAAAACAACACCAGACCCCAACACAAGAGAAGGCTCATTTGTGGCATTCAAGCCTGCAGGAATGAAACCGTTATCCAAAGACACCTGTTTGATTACAGCGTCCGAGTCATGTGTTTTTATACTGTCTACGGTTAGAGCAGACAGCGAGTTTGTTTCGACAACGACGTAATTAGCCACTGTAGTGCCTCAGTCCCTCAAAAAACAGATTGACGTTTCGCTCGGGATCTTCTGCATGAACGGAGATTAAACCGTTGCTCTGGTCACTTAGAAGCGATCGAAGATACGCCCTACTAGGTCTCTTGTCTTTTATTTGCTGGATCGCTGAGTATATTGACGCGTATGTTCGTGGTTTTTTTACTTCACGGCATTCGTCAAAAATAAACACTGACTTTCTTTTTGCCAGCCCGATCAAGCCCATTTCGCTGTTGCTGAAGCTGCCCACGATTGATGCCTCGTTCAATAACTGATGTCCTGACAACTTGGCCGCTAATATGTTTTCTTCCCCAAACTCTTTTTTCAGCATGGCCTGTAGCGGCTGCGCGGTTATTGGGTGCATCTTCAACTTAGCACCCTGATCAACTGCGTTATGTAGTTTTTTCTTTGAGACGACTTCGTTGAAGATGTTTGTTCCCGGCAGAAATACAACAAACTCATGTGTCTTTTCGCTTTTGTCTTTCCGCAGGCGATACTTGTCCGACGTACTTTCAGCCAAATGATGAAGTATCTTGTCGCCTTCTTCTGTCCGCTTGTGCAGAATTGACCGCTCCATTATGGCGAAGTTAAACTTCTTATCGGCTGGGCGGAGGTAAATAAACTGGTTGGCTATGTCCGTGTAGCAATAACCGTAAATATGATTTGGGTCGGACATATCATACCATAAGTCATATTCAATCTTTACGTCTTTGGGAAAATACGAGCAAATCTCTCGCAAATCCTCATTCTGAGAGGTGCGTAAGTGCGGACCTGATTTGAAAAAGTGAGCAGCCGGATTACCCAACTCCTCCTTAACGGACATTTTTCGGAGAACCATTTATTTGCTGTCCTCGATTGCTTCAAGCCGCTCCTCAAAATCTTTGAGACTTTCAAGAATGATTTCAATCGTGGTTTCAAGTTTGTGCTCAAGATGCTTCAGATCTTCTCTGCTTAGCTCTCCGTCCATTGCGTTCCATCCCAATAGCGTATGTTGTGGGCATCCCCAGAGGCAACCTCTGTCTCTGCGCCTGTTGATGTCAGACGTTCGAACACAACCGTTGCTGTGTTGAACGCCGTGGTTGTTGAGTTGCTTGTGCTGCTCAACGTATCAAATGTAGTTGTTGTGCTTTGACTTGTCGAGCGTGACGTGTCTCCAATGTCCGTGCTGAACGTCGTAGTCGTGTTGAATGTTGTAGTTGTGCTCTTATCAGTGTTACTGAAAGTATCCGTCACTCGACTGGTGTCAAACGTCGTAGTCGTGCTCCTCGATGTATTACTGAAAGTATCCGTCGTTCGACTGGTGTTAAACGTCGTAGTCGTGCTCCTCGATGTATTACTGAAAGTATCCGTCGTTCGACTTGTCGCTGTGGATCTTTGAGTACTTCGACTTGTGGTTCTAAACGTGTCAGTAACCCGACTAGTGCTAAACACTGTTGTTGTGTTCCTAGAGGTGTTACTGAAAGTATCCGTCGTCCGATTGGTGCCGAAGGTTGTTGTCGTGGTTTTTGACGTGGTTCTAAACGTGTCGGTAGTTCGGCTTGTCGTTGTCGTGCGTGACGTATTCCGAGACGTGCTTCCGTATGTACGACGCCTCACTTGCCAATAACCATATGAAATTTTATCGTTAACTTCAGTGAAAGACGCACTGCTTGGACGATTATATTGGAACCCGCCAACTACTACTGTTGAACTAGAACCCGGGGGACTAAGTATATTAGCACCGGCCCACACAATACTACCAGTAGAATTGGTGTTGCCGCCAGCGTGTCTCCAATAATAATCGGTTCCGCTTTGGTTTGGAGAATTGAGCTGGTAGCTGCTGTAACTACCAATAGTTGTGTAGCTGGTGCTGTAACTCGTTGTCGTGCCAAAGGACGTTGTTGTGTCACCAATGTCCGTAGAAAAGGATGTGGTCGTATTTCTGCTTGTATTAAACGAAGTTACAAAATCACCAATATCAGTAGAGAATGTTGTCAGTGTGATCTTACTTGTATTGAAGGTGGTCGTCGTATCGCCAATATCAGTAGCATAAGACGTGCTGAAGGTCGTCGTTGTATTGAACGTAGTAGTCGTGTCACCAATGTCCGTAGAAAACGTGGTGGTTGTGGCTTTACTGGTTGAAAACGTCGTAGCCGTATCACCAATGTCCGTAGAGAACGTGGTGGTTGTAGCATTACTCGTCGAAAATGTTGTACTCGTGTCACCAATATCTGTAGCAAAGGTGGTGGTCGTAGCTCTACTGGTTGCAGTAGCTCGAGTGGTATTCGAGAAAGTGTCAAACGCAGTGGTAAATGTTGTCGTCGTGTTGCTACTGGTCGAGTAATTAGTATTAAACGTAGTTGTAGTAGCGCGACTGGTTTGAGTGTTTCGACTCGTTTGATAGATAGCATTCCACGCTGTCGCCAAAGTGCCGTTGTTATTCACAACAACGTAATTGACCATACGGATGGTGCCGCCGCTGGCTTTTACAAAGATTCTTTCTGGCTCTTTTATCGTGCCGTTGTCATTTACGTAGATGCCTGTCATTGCAAGCTCCTACGCTACAACATACCAGACGTATCCATCGGGCTTGCCCGTCGCATCTGTCGGAGTGGTAGTTGTTACCTCAGACCGGTCATTCGTAAAATCAGACAAGCTGAAGTTCGCCGTTGTCAAAGTCGCGGTAATTGATGCGTTCGCGCTACCGTTGAACGATGCAGAGCCGGTTACGTCGCCTGTCAAAGCGATGTTTCGACTAGTAGCAAGTGTAGTTGCAGTGTTGGCGTTGCCGGTGGTGTCCTGACTACCAGACGTATTTACACCCGGCAGATTTATGTTACCTGTGCCGTCGAAAGAGACACCGCCGATTGTTCGGGCTGTTTCTAGAGCTGTCGCGGTGGCAGCGTTACCACTAGTATCAACCGTGCCTGCAGTGTTCACACCGGGCAAATTAATGTTAGCTGTGCCGTTAAAACTGACGCCACCAATGGTTCGAGCCGTCTCCAACGCAGTAGCTGTTGCAGCATTGCCAGTTGTGTTCTGGTTGCCTGCAGTGTTCACACCGGGCAAGTCAATGTTTGCGCTTCCGTTAAAACTTACACCACCAATTGTCCGGGCGGTCTCAAGTGTGGTTGCTGTATCTGCGTTGCCTGTGACAGCACCCGTGACATTACCTGTTACGTTACCTGTCAGAGCACCCTCAAAAGTGGAGGCTACCAGTGTAGCGGTGTTGAAAGAAGCATGGCTTGTGTTGATCGTCCCCGAAGGTTCGGGATCATACTCTTGCACCAACTTCCATTTTGCGTCAGTAACATCAAAGAACAAGCCAACGTGTGTGTATCCAACGCCACTAGTGCCTGTGTTGCGGTTAGACCAAAGACCAGTATCCACGTTTGTTGGAGCTGCTGTGCCTACCCACTTGTCGCCCGAAGTGTGACCAGTGGTTGCGCCAAAATCAATCTCAATACCGCTATCTAGCGTTTGAGCTGCTCCGGTGATTGCGACACCAGTAGCCTCAGTCGTGCTGAAGTTGTCTTTCGACCACTCAAACGTGTCCGGTGTGCCGGTTCCGTCAATACGAACATAGTATGTTGTTGAGGCTGTCCCGTTAAAATGACCAGAGAAGAAGGCGTCATCAAGCCCAGTGCCAGTAAATGTTGTTCCGCTTTCACCAATCGTGTCGCCAGCATTCAAATATGTGAACGCTGCACCGACTTCTACGTTTGTTGCTGAAGTTGTTGTCTGCGTTCCGTTTACAGTCAAGTCGCCTTCGACGATAAGATCACTACCAATGTGGGCAGAAGTCTGAACACGGAAAGACCTTACTGAGTGGTTCTGCTGGTTTACCAGAACAATTCCTGTTGACGCATCGGACTTAACAACCCAACCCAGACACATCGGGAAGTTTGGATATACAGGAGAAGCATTTTGAACAGCTCCATCTGTCAAACCAACAAAGAAGTTATCGCCAGCACTCAGAGACGAGGTGTTGATTCCGGTGATCAATCCCGAAATACACATGTAGCCAAAGGTGTTGTTCTCAATATCGTGAACACTCAAGCCTTGGGCGTTATACTTGTTCACGTCCGTGGCGTTAGCCAAAGCAACGGTTGGTCGTGTTTCGCCGCCGGTGGTGATGTTGCCGCTAAAGTATAAGGGCTTGCCTTTGGATATTGTAGAACCAGTATTGTTGTAAATGCGAACGTGCTCTTCAACCCCAATCTCGTGCAGGATTTCAGTTTCATCGTTGTAATAGGCAAGCGTCTTTTCGTTCGTGTCGTAGAAGACACCGCCTTCAACGTGTGTCCCGCTGCTAAGCTTTGGTGTAAGTATGATGTTGTTGGCGTCTTTGATTACAGAACGGTCTTCAGGGATGACAACAAAAACATCTTTCGTCCCTGCTGAAAGGGATACGGCATTGTTAGAGTTAGTGGAGACTAAAATGGTGTCGCGGCTCAGCGTAGTCCCGGAGGACGTATAAGTGCCGATACCTATCTCGAACTCATCGGCTGTTTGGTGCGCGATGCAGTAGTAGGTCGTGTTTGAGTTACCGACAGCCGCAAATGTCTGAAAGCCGCCATCAGCACCGGCAAGCGTAAGAGTGCCAGTACCGGTGGTTGTGGTTGTCTCTTTTACACGATCCGCGAGTACGAGGGCCATGGTAGCCTCCGCTCTTTATGCAATACGGATGATTGCGTTGGATGCGTCCGCTGTCGGGAACTGAATAGTAAAGTCACCGTTTGTTGACGACTTGTCGCCACCAAAAGCAAGAACACAAACAGCGTCAGTAGTGCTAGAGCCGCCGCCTGTCGTGGTGTTGTAAATTAAAGCACCGTTCGCCGTAATCGTGGAAGAACTAAACGTCAAATCGGAAAAATCCGTGAATGCCGTTGTCCCCGAAGTTGTTGGTGTTACGTTAGTCAACGCACTGCCAGTAGCTGTGTAGCCAGTTCCTGAAACTTCGTTAGTTGCTGAGTAGTCAGTTGTTGACGCACCCAAAGTCGCGCTGCTTGTATACAACGCCAGTTTGAACGTATGTCCTGTGCTTGTCGTAAAATCGTGCTTTCCTTGAAGCAGCTCTTGTTTGAACGACGTGCACATCGCTTGTGTGATTGCCATTATAATCTCCTAATTACTTTTGCCGCTTCATCTAAACCGTTCTGCGCCAACTCATTATACAGTGTTGTGCGGTCACTTTGAACCGCTTTTTTCATGTAGAATACAAGCAACGGACGCAGATTATTTTTAAAAGCAAGAGCTTGATCCCGTATTGGAGCAGGGGCAGTTTCCGAAACAGACATAATTCGGTCAAGACACATCTCAGTGATTTCTTCAACAGTGTGCCCACGATTGTCAGTGGTTGTTACACTCACAACCGGTGTTTCAGGTAAGTCTAATATCATCATTGCTTGGGCCTTGTTACAGTGCCAGTCCGGTAATAATCTGTTGTTTCTTTGGCTTCACCCAGTTGTTTCAATGTCAACAACGCCTCTTGAAAACGCTGCTGATATTGCTGCAATACATCCGGCTCACCCTTCATAAAGATATAAGCCTCCAAAAGAGAGCCGTAAAGCATCGCAAAAGGAGCATTGTCACTCAGCCACGTTATTCCAGAATCAAGTCCAGCATCCAAGCTTTGAGGCCGATACATAAAGTGAAGCTCTACAGCGTAAGCACTGTCCGGTGTGGGTGCAATCAGGAAGTTGTCGTTATCGTAGATTGCGTAATAACGAGGCTCTCCAGTGCTGCTGTTTCCCTGAGGCCAGAACTCTTGCAGGAAGTTTACGTCTTTGTTGTCCAAAAACACGCTATCACCGCTGCTGTTTGTATACTGCAGCGACAAAGGTGCCAGAAAGTCTGACGGAGAAGGCAGGAACTTGTTGCCGCTGGTCATGTTCGCGGTCACGTTTTTCTTGAACTCTGTAAGCTGAACTGCCTTGAAGATGCGTTCTTCTGCGGCTCTAATAAAATTACCAAGGTTACTGACGAACGTAGTTTCCGTGTTCTCAGTGTAGTCTTGAATTGCTTGCTTCAGCGTAGCTTTTGTAAATGCCATGACTAACTCGTTACTACTGTTACTTGCCCAATACTGGACACCATACCAAGAGGCTTGTTCTGCTCAAAGGGGTATTTGAACTCACCCACATGCACAACATGAGGTAGTTTCTGTTGCGGTCTTGGATTACGCAAAGCCTGTGGGTCACTTATGTTACGCGGTGGCGTAAGCTGTGGGTGTTTTGCCTCATACTCGTCCGGGCCAACAAGCAGCCCGTTCCACTCTTTCTTCATGTCGCGCAGGCGGTAGCGAAACCCAGAGCGATCTGAGATTCCATAAGCCTTTGAACCTGATGCGTAACGCGGCATTATCCCCTCAAGTAACGAATGCTAGGTGTAAGTTTCAGAGGAACGCGGTCTTCGTCCTCATCGGCAGCGCGCTGGAACTCTTCTTCGTAAATCGACTTGAGCATTTGAACTCTGTCCGGTGCGCGTTTGACAGCCAAGTAGTAGGCAAGACCAGAAGCCATGCACGGCAAAAAACGGAAAGGTGCATCTACATCATTCACCAAAGTATCTGCATCTTCAATTCGCTGAACGTAGTAGTAACGCAACTCATCAGTGCTGTTCTCAGGAGTAGGCCACACATTTATTTCCGGAGTAGTTTGCCGGTTGAAGTAAAACTGACTTGGACGGCCAGTTGTCGTCTTATTGGGCAGATTGTGATACTCGCTCCGGCTGATGCGCTCTACTTCGTAGTCTACGCTATCTCGCCGAACAACAACTTCCAAGATGTCTGCAATGCTGCTGTCCAACTGATAATTAGAGTCGTTGGCTGTCAATGTCTGTGTGCCCAGCTTCACCGTCCACAAGTTAACACCACGATTAGCCCACTCAGAAAAAAGCAAATTGAGAGAACGACGTGCTGTTTGCGCGTCATAGCCTGTCCGCATTTCAAACCCACAACGCTCGTAGGCTTCCTCGATCAGGTCAGCCACGTCCAGTGTAAAATCACGAGAACCTGAAGTTGCCATCTACTTCTTCCTTGTCTTACGTTTCAACGACTTGACGCGACGGGGCTTGCCTGCCGGTTGACCAAGACGTTTCTTCTGAGCAATTCTACTACGTTTTTCCGCAGCCGTCATCTCTTTGGAAGTTTTGG